GCCTCGCCGTACCATTAATAGCAGACGCGCTTGCAAATATAGACAATGTTTGAGCGGTGCCTTGGGTAAGTATGTTCCCCCCGTTAAGCGCAAAATCCCCCCCGCTCGTGATGCGGGCGCGTTCGGCTGCGTTTGTATGGAACGCCATAAAATTTGAAACGTGGCTGTATTCCAAACGGCCTACTGACGCTGAGTCCGTATCACTGAAATCAATCAATGAACGGCCAGCATTGCCGCCAACAATTCCAATAAGTGCATCAAACCCAGATGATCCTGCTGCAACAAACCGCGCAACAGTTCCTGCGCTTGCTGAAGGCGGGGTTCCGCTACTGTTTACGTCAAGTTTTACTGCTGGCGAAGTTGTGCCTACGCCTAAATCTCCATCCGCATCCAGCGTCATCGCCTGCGTGAACGTGATGGTGTTGCCTGCGGTGCGGCTGGCTGGTGCGCCCGCGCTATACCATATATGACGCCCACTTTCTTGCAAGTAATTCGTGGCGCTTGAGAATGTGCTGGTGGCGTACTTCCAGCCGCTATTGAAGTAGGCGTTTGATGCAAAGTTGATACCAACATCACCCTTTGCCGCAACGACGGCACTCGACGGCAACTGTAAATGCGTTACGGTAACCGTATCCGGCGTCACCCCGAGGCCGAGGTTGCCGGAGGCGCTAAGATTTAAGGCCGTAGCATTTGCGGTATTCCCAATCGCTATGTCACCAGAGCCAGTTGTTAATCCAATATACAAATTGCCGTTTGATGCTGCTTCTAAACGACCAATGTTCGTGCCGTTGTAGTCGGCATAAATACCCGCGTTCCCGCTGGTGCGCTTGACATACAAAGCAGACGCAGGCGAACTCGTCCCGATGCCGACGTTTCCGGCAGAGGTAATTCGCATACGCTCCGCAAAAGAACTAGACCCATTATCGGTAGCAAACGCAAGTGCGCCAGCGCGTGAAGTATTAAAACTTGTGTATACGGCAGAAATAGCCGCGATTCTGTTGGTTGGTAATGCGCCAGTTCCGGTAGAAAAAATTAAATTTGCCGTGCGATCAAATGCACTTTCGTTGGTATTGGTAATGTTTATCGCTGCCGTTCCACTTCCAATCGTGTTGCTTGTATCTGCCGCAGCAACATTTAAAGGACCAGCAGGCGAACCCGTCCCGATGCCGAGGTTGCCGGAGGAGTCAATCGTTAAAGGTGTTGTGCTGCCCGTTACATCGCGGATGCTGAAGTTGGTATTGTTGGCACCCGGTAAGCCACCAACTAATTCCCAGATGCGACCGCTAGGGCCTCCATTTTCAAAACGCAAACGAACATTGGCTTGATCGCTTCCGATGATGCGCTGGTAACTTGCATTTGACGTATCAACATCAAGAGCGTAGCCAGTAGACGGGGTTCTGTTTATTCCAAGTTTTGATCCGTCAAATACGAGAGCCGTCCCACTCGTCGCCACCTTGCTGCCGTTCAGATACAGCACGCCGTTGGCGGTGCCGCCGGATAGAGCAAGAGTCGTACTGATGGTCGCGGAGGACGAGGTGAGCGTCGTGATATTGGCCGAAGCAATACTCAGGTTGGAAAGGACGAGGCTCGTTGCCGTGAGGTTGGTGATGCTGGCGGAAGAGTAAGTGAGCGTCGTTCCCGAGAGCGTCGTGATCGCAGCCGAAGTGCTGGCGAGAGTGGAGATGGTTCCTGAAGTTGAATTCAGTTGGGTGATGTTGGCAGACCCGGAACTCAGGGTCGTGATGCCTGCACTGGTGCTGGTGAGAGTCGTAATAATGGCCGAGGTGCTGGCGAGAGTCGTAATAGTCCCGCTTGTCGCCGTTATGTTCCCAATCACCGCCGAACCGATGTAGTTCGTGGCATCAATAATGTCCGTACCGTTACTGACCAAAATTACCTTGGCCTTGTTCGGCACCGACACGCCCGTTTGACCCGAAACCTTGACGGTAACTTGGCCGGACGAGGTGTTATTAAAGATGAAGTAGAGTTTCTTGTTGGCAGGCACGATGAGATTCGTGCTGGCTCCGCCCGTCCCGGTGAGTTCAATGTACATATTCCGGGCCACGCCTGTGGCACCGTTCGGGATGGTGATGGTGGTATCAGTACCGGTTGAAACGGCCTGAGTGACATAACCTGAAATCGCCTGTTCGATTAAGGTTCCAAGGTTGGTGTTCGTGGTATTACCCCACGCACCGGCTTGGTCTCCCGTGCCGATCAGTTCGATAGCCAGATTAGTGCTGTACGTACTTGCCATGTGTCATTACCTCACGCCGCAATCTGTGTCCAATTTGGGTTCTGCGTCGTACTAATGTTCGACCAATTTGCGCTTTGCGCGTCGTTAATACCTGTCCAATTCGCATTCTGGTTGGTATTTATCTGGCTCCATATATTTACTGCACCAATTACGCCAGTCCCAACCACCCCAGAGACTACAACATTTGCCCCTGCGGATGTAGTAACCGTGCCAACCGCACCGCTTGCCGATACACCCGTGACCGGTATTACGATGCTAAGAAGAACCTCGACCGTCCCGACTGCCGTGGTACTTTGTACGCCTGTGACAGCAAGAACCTGATCAGTGACGACAAAGACCGTACCTACGGCACCAGCAGCCTGAACGCCCGTGACAACAGCGGTCGCTGCCGCTGCAACGAGAACGTTACCAACTGCCCCTGTACCGGCTACGCCCGTAACGACGACATTCGCCGCCGCATTGATGGTGACGGTGCCGACCGCCCCTGTGGCCTGAACGCCGGTAACGGCAAGGACTTGATCCGTTTTAACGAATACGGTGCCAACGGCACCCGAAGCCTCAACCCCGGTAACAACCGCGACTGCCGAGGCCGCAACAACTACGGTGCCGATCTGTCCAGTGGCCTGAACGCCCGTGACGGAGATAACTTGATCGGTAACGACAAAGACGGTGCCAACCGCACCACTAGCCGAAACCCCTGTAACCGGTACGATTGCCGAAGCCGCAACAACTACGGTGCCGATCTGACCTGTGGCTGAGACCCCCGTAACTACGGCAATCGCAGACGCGGCAACGACTACCGAACCGACAGCACCTGTCGCGGTAACATCAGAATGCCCCTCGCCCCAACCTTGTTCGCCCCAGCCTACGCCAGAAGCGTTCCAACCGTCGAAGGCGACTATGACGCCTGCCACGGCCCTTGCCTAACTTAATTAGGCGATACGAAGGATCGCGGTCGTCGAAGTCGCAGCCGGGAACTGAATGGTGAAGTTACCCGCCGTCGAGGTCTTATCGCCACCAAACGCCAGAACTGCCACAGCCTTGTTGCCCTGCGTAGCGTTGTAGATCAACGCACCGTTGGAAGTCAGCGTGGCGCTGTCCCAAGTGATGTCGTCAAAGTCGAGCCAAGCAGTCGTACTCGTAAAAGTCGGAGCCTGCGAGATCGTCAGCGTCTTGCCACCTGCTACGTAGTTCGTACCGGACGAAGACACTTCGTTTGAAGTGGTATACGCCGTAGTTGAAGCATCGAGCGTAGCGGAGGACGTATATAGCGCAATCTTGAAGACATCCGCAGCCGTCGAAGCCCGAATCACACCGGTTCCGAAGTTGTGGATACCGTCCAGAATCTCGACCTTGAACGATGTCACCATTGCTTGAGTAATCGGCATCTCAATCTCCTAGATGCTTTGCAGCATCACTGAATCCATTTTCAATAAGAATACGACGCGCATTCATCCGTTCAGACTCTTGCGCTTCTTGCAGGTACTTCACAAGTACCCGGTTTAGTTCTTTCTCCGTTTGTACACGGAGAATGCGGGTGGTAGCCCGTTCAGCAATTTCTTCCGGAGTGTAACCCCGGTTGCTCGTGGTCTGGACAAACACCTGACCAAGTTCCATATCGCCTGCAAAACTCATGTTACTGGCACTCTAACTTGCCCAGAACGGTACGCATCCTGACGATCCAGACCATCACCAAGGCGCTTCAATTGAGCAACGGCTTCCTGATACTTCTGGTCGTAATACTGCATCATGTCGGCTTCGCCCTTGAGATAGGTATATGCCTCCCTGAGCGAGCCATACAGCAATACGTTCTCAAAGTTATCGCCAAGCCACGAAGTAGAGTTCGTGACGATGGAGGGCGGGTAGTAGTAATAGTGCAGTTCAGCCGTGTACGCGAGATCGGGAGTAGGCCCGAGGATCATGCTACTGTTGTTCCAAATAGCGTAATACTGCGGCTTGCCATACGAGTTTGGCGGCGGGTACGAAGCACGGATGAAGTTCACATCCTTGTTCAATAGGTACTCGTATTCACCCGTGGTCGGGTCGATCACTGCAAGCGAGAACGTCGAGAGCCAGTCAGACGGCAACGAGAAATACTGGAAGTTAATCGTCATCGTGCCGGTGACGTTCTTACGAATGGCAGGAATCTGAACGGAGTTATAAATCCTCTCTTCGGCCAACTGCACGAACGTAGGGATATTCGCTACGAAAGACGTTTCCGTGCTTTCGCAGTAATCCTGAATCAACGTTGAGAGTTGACTATAGTTCACGACCAGCCAGCCCGTACCTTGCCGTTATACTGCAGGTTAATCTGCGAAACGAACTTCGTGCCCTTGGTGGCAGCGCCAGCACCCTTCATCTTCATGTGGGTGACGCCCTTGTTGACATCCTTTTCAGGATAGCCATTCTCACCAGTCGAGTCGGTGTTCGGCCTAATCTTGCCGGGGTTTAGTTCTTTCATGGTACTTACCTCGGGCCAGACGAGCCGCGCATCGGGCTACGCTGGTTCATCACCTTAGCCATGCCACGACCGTACTTCTTCATGTCGCTGTTGGTCTTGCCACCAGCACGCATTTTCTTCGTGCCGTGCATGGCTTTCTCGTGCTTACGCACTTCTTCCTTGGCGACCTTACGCATACCGTTCTTCATCTCAGTCTCCTAGGTCGTAACGACCGTAACTGTTCCTACCTCACCGGTTGGTGCCAAGGTATTTGGCGTCAACCCTACATCATACGAACTGGCCCCACCAACCGGGTTCCAGCCCCACTGAATCATTCTACTACCGCCTGCGCCGTTGTTACCTTCTTCAAAGTAACTCAGGTCAGGTCTTGGGTTCCTAAGTGCCTGCGGGTCATCCACTGGGTACAGACCCAGCGACAACTGCGGCTGATCAGGCTCCCAGCACTCCGGACAGACCAAGATGTTTACGTTCTTGGTCTTGATCACCAAAGACTTTAACTGGCGAAGTTTGAACCGGAAACCGCACCGGTCGCACTCCGCGATAGCATGTTTGCCACTTGCATACCGATTCGGCATTAGTAACCACCCAAGAAACTCTCACGTGGCACAAACCGAACCGCAGCCTTTTCCCGATCCTCACCCGCCGCCAACTCCCAAGCCTCGTCGTACTGGGCCTTCAGGATCGGCGTACGCGCATCCGCGCCGGGTATCTTCATCGACAGCATGTAGGCCAGCCCCGCCACCAAGCAGGGCAGGAAACGGAACGGGATGTCCTGACCGTTAGACCCCACACCGGGATCAAACATACGCACAAGTCGCGTATAGACCAGCGTCCAAGTGGTCGTGTTATCGGGCAGGGGCCATACCGTGAACTGCGGTTTCACGACGACATCATCGGCACCGGTAGCACCTGTGCGACGGTTGATCCAAATCTGAATCGGACGACCCGTAGCATTCTTGTTCGGGATAGAGAGGTACGTGCTGGATGAGATGCGCGTGATGTTGATGTCTTGCTGGTTCGTCCCCGTGCCTGTGCGGATCACGTGGTCAAGCAGGTCAACCGTGTCTACGTCCAAATCGTACGTACCGACGTTGTAGGTCAGCGTCTTGGTCTCAGTCTGCAGCGTCCAGAGGTTAATGCCCCGGTTAGCCCAGTCCATGAGCAAGAGGGCAAGGCTACGCTTAGACGTACGGAAGTCATAGCCCGTACGCAACTCAGCCCCACAACGCTCAAACGCCTCCTCAATGATCGTATTGAGATCAAGGTTAAAGTCGGTTGTGGCTGTAGTTTTGTAGGCCATTTACATCCCTCGCCGTCTGTACGGCCTTACTTTTTCTTTAACACCCTTGGGCTGCGCGACGAACTGCTTGCCTTGGGCTTTGCCTTTGCGCTTGGCGGCGGTGGTGCGGGCATACTCAGAAGGGCTGAGAGCCTTGATCGCAGCCTCTGGTAAATACCTTTCACCCGTGTCAGAAGATCGTTTACCACTCTTCGTTCTCCACTTCTGCTGCGTCCACGCTTTAAGGGACTGTTGAGGAGCCTTCATCCGCGATACCCGCCGCCTTTGGCCTTGTACTGCTTTGCCAGCAACTGCGCCTTTCTTGCGCTCCACTGCCCCGCTGCAGTACCCTGTACGGCCCGGCCCTTGATTGATTCAAAGAGCCGCTTACGCATACCGGGCTTGGTATAATTTCCCGCCTCGTTCACGCGGCTCTCGCCTCCCTTGGCGTAGGTTTTGATAGGTCTCCCAGTCCCAATTACGGGTTTTTCGTCCCCCCGGCGTTTTGCTCGGGGGACTTTTTTGGGAGATATCGCACCCATGCCACGGGAAGGCATCATTAGCACTTACCGCCGTACGCCATCTTGACCATCTTGCCCTTGGTCTTGCCCTTGCTGGCGATACCATCGGCAGACTTACGAAATACCGAACCGCCTTCGCGCATCTTGACCATCGTGCCTTTGGTCTTGCCCTTGTGAGCAACGCCATCAGCAGCCTTACGGTACGAGCCAGCCACGCCGCCCTTACGCAGCATAGCCATGTTGCTACCGGCCCCACCCATGCCGCCTGCCGGAGCAGCAGCCGGAGCAGGAGCAGGAGGTGCACCGCCACCACGACCACCCGGCCCAACATTAGGGATAGGCATTCTGCCAGCCGGAGGCGGGGGAGGCATTGACCGAGCGGCTTTTGCTGCCTGTCTGGCAAGAAGTTTTTCTTTATTTGCAGCAATAGAAGCACGATTCGCAGCAATTCTTTCTTTCAAAGTTTTGCCGCCTTCCGCGAACTTCCGCATCTTCTTGCCTTCCATCTCAGCCTCTTCGTGCTTGATCATGGACTTCGGAGCGCCCTTCTTTTTCATGAAGGACACTTCTTTACGCATCATCGCCTTTGACTCTTTCATAAAAACCTCTGTTAGCAGATTTTGCCGCGAGTCTTGCCCTTCTTGGCAATACCATCGGCTCGTTTAGAAGCAGACGAAACAGACCCGCCGCTGGCGTACTTCTTAACCTTGCCGCCACGGCGCATGCCTTCTTCCATATCTTCCTTAGCGTCGAGACGCTTACGGGCTTCTTCTCTACTTACGCCCATGTTCCGCATGACACGCTCTTCCTCACGGCGACCAAAGATGTCAGTGAGTTTCTTAAGAGGTGACAGCACACGCTCTCCGTACGACGAAGTCGGATCGTCGAAACGGCCAGAGCCAACCTTGGGCTTATAGCCTTCAGGCAACTTAGCGCCACGACCACCAGCGGTACGGCGTGGGCCAGCAGGAACCTCGACCTTGGTCTCGGTTTTCTTTTCTACTTCGACTTTGGGGGCTTCGACCTTCGGGGCTTCAGACTTCTTAGCACCCGCTACTTCGGTCGTGTACTTCTTGCCCTTCCAAGTGAACGTGTCATCACCGGCTTTACGGGCAGCACGGAAGGCGTCTTTGAAACTCATATCGCCACTGCTGCCGCTACGGCGCGTGGACATCTTCATGCCTTCGCCACTGTCCTCACCTGAGTAACTCGTCGGGCCACCCAGAGCAAACTTCTTACCTTTACGCTTGTCGGCTTTCATATAGTCTTTTCCTACAGATTGAGGAATACCAGCCTTTTTGGCGAACGCGGGGTTATTTGCAACTGCCGCCATCAGGTTGTGTTGCGCTTTAGATTTACTAGGCACGATGTTGCTCCACGAGCCGGTCAATCTTCTGTTCAAGCCGATCCAGACGGTCAAGAAGAACTTGAGCGTCGGCACGCACCTCGGCACGAGTAACGTGCTCTCTGGCTACTTCTTCGCGGGTTTTGTTGAGAAGAATCCCGAGACGTTTGAGTTCTTCAAACTTCTCTCTCACAACGAACCCCAAAATAGCCACGATTCCCGTAAGAACCATGTTCCAAACAACCATTTCCATCTCAACAGTTCCATGCTCTCAAGGATTTGTTGATACGACTGTTTGGGTCATTCGCCGTCTTGGCACTCGTCAGTTTCTTCTTCATACCCGTCATACGGGCACAGAACGACTTCTTACGAGGCCCACCTTCCGGTTGAGGACGCTTCAGACCCGGCTTACCGGGATTGGCACGGTTATAAGAAGCCCGACCTTTGGCATTCAAGCCGCCAGCCGGGTTTTTCCCTTCTTTCCGCTGCCAAGCAGGGGTCTTAGCCATAGATCACCATCGTCGAAATAACGGCTGATGGGACGATGTAGATACTGGTCTGGAAGAGCAGACCCTCACCGGGCAACAGTACGTAGTCCGGCGCAGTGGAACTTGCCTTGGTGTTCACTGCAATCTTGACCGGGCCGCTTGCCCCACCGTCATAGAACGTCACGGTGCCTGCGCCGCTATCTGGGACGATGTAAATCGCCTTTAC